CAACGTAGAACACCCGGATCTCATCCTCTGGGTGTTTATCCGCAGTCTCTGCTACCCGCTGAGTCATGTCGGTCAGCAGTATCACGCGATCAGCCTCATGCCCCTTGGATGCATGAATAGTAGATAGCCTAATGCTAGGAGTAACATCAAGATCAACATCACGGTAAAAATCAATGACACGAAATGGGATATCCAGCGCGACATAAAATGGCCTCTTTATGATCGATGCATAGTCATTAGCGTCGAGCAGCACGCGTGTCTCAGTTGTACCCACATTATACAGCGACGAGCGTTCGCCGTCTTGCAGAGTCTTTCCGCTCTCCAGCTTCTTGAATGCGAGTATTCCCTTCGCATACTTGTTCTGGAACATGCCGGGGCGTCCGGATTGTCGCAGGTACGGAATGCGACGGTCTATCAGATCCCTCTCGATTTCGCGAAGGACCGAATGCGTCCGTCCCAAGAGTAGTATATCCTCTTTCGGGTCGAAATGTACCGAGTTGAAATTGCCGTGTAAAAATACGGATCCCATATCCGGTCGGGGATTGAAGTCCTTATCAACCCGGTTAAGTATCCGACGAATGAGGGACTGCGATCTTTCGTGCACGCTAGATGGAAGTCTATGTGATTGCGAGAGAACTTCCACAACACCGCTATACTTTTGCGTGAATCGAGCCATGCCATGCGGATCCGCTCCTGACCATGCGTAAATCGCCTGATCGTCGTCACCCGCGATAACGACTTCGCTCGCCGATTTCGCGAATTTCTCGATAACGCGCCACTGAAGAGGTGACAAGTCCTGAGCCTCATCGATGAATATGATTTCTGCATCGAGTCGTGTATTCTTTCGGGCGACCCTATCCAGCATATCGGTGAAGTCGTAAAATCCGTAAGTATCTTTCCAATCAGTGTACGCCCGAACGAACATATTGAACTCGGCCCTAGTTCCGGGTCGATCGGAAAAGTCATAGATCTCCTCCGGTACGAGGAACTTGCTGCGTGCATAGTTGATAATGTCGAGATACGCATCACCATCTGCTCTCTCCTCGTCGTCTTCGGGCGATTTACCGATCACCGGCACGCCCACGATTGATGAAAATTCGCGCAGCTTCGCCGGATCCACCACCTGCGCCTGTTTAAGACCCAACACGCGAAAGCACATCGAATGGATGGTGCTCACATTGTTGGATTTCTTGAGACCCAGACGTGATAGTGCTTCCGACGCCGCTGCGCGTGTGAATGACATGAATGCTATTCGCTCGGCCTGAACACCGTTCTGCTTGGCAAGTTCGACCCGCCTGAGCATTTCGGTGGTCTTGCCGGTACCCGGTGGCCCGTAGATCGCGGTTACTTTCACCGGAGCCAAGGAGCGTTGTAACGGGGTGCGCAGGTCACATCGACGACCACGTCGGTGCTATGGTTCGATATCCGACGCTTGCTGTACACCATCACCGGACGATTGCCACTATACTCGCATTCCGCGATCGCATTGATCACTTCGTTCCGGCTCATGGCATTGATCTCGCGATCCAGCACCAATTTCTGACGCGCGGGCTGGTCATCAGTAGATGCGCAACCGGCGGCGATAAGACTGAATAAGATAATGTATTTTTTCATCGCTATCCTCTAGTGTAGGGTGGGGTACTCGCTGCGTCTGGCCTACCCTTGACGTCTCGTTTAGAGAGCATAAACCAGCATCCGCTTTCCCCCGTTGAGGGGTCCCCGTCTTTCCGGGGTGTCCGCAGAATCATCAAACAGGGGAACCGCCCGACTTCTGCTGCCGCTGTTCACAGGGGTAATCGTAACCTGTACCACCTTCGGCTGGGTGTCGTAGCTTAGAACTCCTCGGAGTCCTCTACTGCAGCGTCGTCAAAGTCAGTGTTGACCTTAGCGCCGCCCTTGCTGATCACCTCGTATAACTTCTCACCCTGCTCGTAGACCTCTTTTGATACGAAACCGAGAGCCGAGATATTGAAGTTATGATACTGCTCGTTGCGTGCATTGGTCTCGACGACTGCCGATAACTTGTACGCCCGCGAGAAGGAATCAGTGTCAGTCAGACGCATTAGAGAATTCCAACGCTTCGACACCTTCATCTTGGACTTGGCCATCGAGATGACCGCCTCCGACCACTTGCCATTGTGATATACTAACACGAAATGCTGGGCCGTGTCTACTACCTCCAACCCATCCTCGCCTAGCGACGAAATGGTCGCATCGGCTTCGGCTTTCGTGTTAAATGCACCGCGATAACCGTTGGTGCCGCCACCCGCCTTGCGGTCTTTCCATACCAGATACTGCTTGGCATAGTAAACCGGTACGACGGTGAGGTCGGGACCGTACAGGTCGCGGGTCACATTGTTGAACAGCATACCCTCATCTGCCCCTTCAATGTAGGCCGGATCGCTCTTCTTTCTGGCCGGGGATAATGCTTGGACCAGTTCGATTCGCGGGATGATGACGTCTTCCGAGCCTACATTCTCCGCGCCACGCTGCGATCCCTTCTTCAGGAACTCGGGCATGTCCTCGGATACTGCGAACGCTTCGACTTTGGTTACTGCGTTGCTTTTTGCCATGATAATTCTCCTTTAAATGGCGTGAATATCAGACCAGCGAACTGGCCAGGGTATCCGCTCTCGCGGAATTCTTTACGATTTGGTGATTGATGCGCGTGTAAATGGGGAGACATTCAGCAGCTCCTCAGGCACCACTTCACCCTCTTTGACCATATTCTTGACTGTGGCCTTCAGCGTTGACGGGTTTACGTTTGGCTGAATCAGATCCGACCGCCCGTTATCGCGCAACCACTCGTAAAAGGACTCCTTCAGACCATCCTTGATCGACACGTGCATATCTGCGGTCAGAGACACTCGACCCACACCTTCGACGTTCAAGTTACGAATGCCTTCGTCTTCCATCATCTGCGGCACCTTGGTGATGCGTAGGAAATCAAATACCTTATTGTGACGCTTAAGCTCGGACTCGCATTCTTCCTTGGCCTGTTGCACGCGACGCATCTCACGGATTAGCTCAAGCAGGGACATCGAGTCGTACTGCCCGAATTCGTTAGTGTCAAAGGACATGGCCGGTCTCCTTCAGATCGAATGTGACCTGCGAATACTGCCGGTCGCGGTTACTCCATTTCAGGAAATTAAACGTCGTACCCTTCTCGCGTGCGAATGCCATCACCAGACACGTGATAATAGGTGACCCAGATGGTGCGATATAGTCAACCTCGGGATCGTATGCGCGGAATCGTTCGCGAATCACGTTGAGCAGCTTCTTGTTATGCAGCGAACCCGTGATATTCGACACCTCGGATGTGCATAAAAATACGACTTCGCCGAATCGCTCGGCTTGCTGATAGTCAGCATATGATACTTCTTGTGTTACATATACTTTTGGCATCTTTATCCTCTCTAATACCGGTATTATACCATATTACAACAGGCCGAGCAATGACTCGGCATTTTTGGTGTCAATGCTCTCGCGCACGAATTCCGATACGTTCTTTTTGCCTTTGAGCGCCTCCAGAATCGCACCGTCCACCGATTTTTCCATCACCAAATCGATATACGTCACTGACTTGGTCTGACCGATGCGGTGCGCCCGATCTTCGGACTGGTCGCGCTCGACATAGTTAAACGAATTCGAATAATACACCACCAATTCGGCAGCGGTCATATTCAGTCCGGTGCCGCCCGTTGATGCGTTTCCGACCAAGAATCGCGCACGCTTAGTCTGGAACTTCTCCTGCACATTGATGTCCCGATCAGCCTCGGACACCTGACCATAAATCTGCACGATCTGATCCGGGCCATACTTTGCGGCCAATGCCTCAGTCACCATGTGAATCTCTTCGATGAATCGGCACCAAATGATGGTCGACACTTGGTACTCCTCGGTGATCAAGAGCAGCTCCTCTATCTTCGGATTTTTACCCGGGATTCGCGAGTGTTCGAACTTGGCTTTGTTATAGATATCGGGATTTCTTTCAAACGTAACGACACCGCCGCATACTTCTTGGAGTCGTAACATTCTCTCCAGCACCGTATTGACTGTGAGTCCTCGATCCCCCATGACTGTACGGTTTTTCTTAACAAGGTCGCGATACAGCTCTTTTTGCTTTTCGTTGAATTGCACTTCTCGGATTTCATATACTTTAGGCGGTAATTCGGTTAACACATCCGACTTGCGGACTTGATACACGTACGGTGATACCAATTCGATCAATTCCTCCATATTCTGGTATCCGATGACTTCGCGACCTTCGTAACCACCCATCACCGCATACCGATTTCTGAAAGAGTAGAAGTCGCCGGTGCCGATGATGTTGTCATCTAGGTACTGGAACTGCATAAACAAGTCCATCGGCGCATTGGCTACCGGGGTGCCAGTCATGATCAGCTTGTACTTGGCTCCCTTACCAATCTTCACCGCGTTCTTGCTGCGCACCGCGTTATGTGTCTTGATCATGTGCGCTTCATCCACGATCATGCCCGCACGCGTGGACGTATTCACGAATCGGTCCGCATACAACACCGCTGAACCTGCAGCGAGTGATTCGGTGCCGACCACCAATATCTTCAGGCCGTCGGTCACTCGTGTATTGAACTCGTCAAACAGCTTGGGCTTCGACGTATCCAGGATTGCGACGTCATGCGGTACCGGACAGTGAATGCCGAATTCGCGTACCCAGTTCATACGGGTTGAAAACTTGGTTAGCACTAATAACCGATCGACTTCGCCCTGCAAGAAATAGGCCGAATACAAATCGATCGCGGTCTTGGTCTTGCCGGTACCCATGTCCATGTAATACGCGAACCCCGGCTTCATCCACGACATTGATATCGCTTGCATCTGGTATGCACGGGGTTCTGTCTTGAATACGTAGTCCGATGGGAACTTGGCCACTGGTGCCAGTGATTGACGGCTCACCGAATCGCGTGCAGCCTCAAACGCTTGAAGATCCCAACAGTCTCGATTAAACGTCTCAAGCATGTATGACGAATTCGCACGCAATGCGGGTGCGGTCCATACACGGCGTCGTGAATCCCATCGACGGTTAGGTATCGACCGGATCTTGTCAACCATCCATGGCGGCGATTCGATGATGAACCTGCCGGATTTGGGGTCGAATGTGATTCTAGTATTCGGGTGTGAAGTCTGGAGCATCTACTTTATCCTCTAAGTCACCGCTGATCGGTGCGTACCATACATTCATCGGATGATTCTGACCCGGAATCCGCATCTTGGTGTGATTGGCACCACACTCGCGTCTCAGGGTGGTCCAGAGATCCATGCCTTGCTGTAACTCGGCCTTATTACGCTTCAAGAATTCAGAGAATGCGATACCCTTGAATACGATGCACCGGGTACCGTCGATCTCCTGCACCACCGGGATGTTGCGAGTCAGTGCCCGCCGATCCTGCGGGTCGCGCCCGTCAGACGACAAATCGGCCTTCTGTACGAATTCGTTAAACTTCTGTGCGATAACACCCGAAGCTGATGCTTCTTTCGGAACTTCGACCACCCGCAAGTTAGGGATGAGTGGATCCAAGATCCTCTTGCGCCAAGCATCCTGCGTGATCTTCGGTATGTTGATCTTGAGCTGTTCGAAGATGAGGGTTCCCATTGTATTAGGATCACGAAGTACAACAGTAGGAATATTAGCAATGAGCTTACCGTTAACATGAAGTCCCCACCTTGGGGGATCAGATTGGTATTCAATAAGATCAGTAAACTGAGGCAGAGAATCATATGCTTCCAAGGCTTTAGCTTCATCGGACGTGATCCCATATTCACGAGTTACACACACCTTGCGATCGCATAGCGATTTACAAGGCTCTTCTCCGCACTTGTACTGGTAATCACGCCGAGATGCCGACCGAATCACCTTGCGAGCTTCCTGATTGCCCAGCGGTCGGTCGAACATGGTCTTGTTCAGAGCCATCGCGTCGTCGAAGAACGTCTCCGGGTGCGCTCTCTTGAGGTAAATCACCACGTTGTACATAGCTTCGTTGCGGGCACCGGATTCAACGCCGGTGTGGATCATCTTCTGAATGCAGGGCGGGGCCTCCAAATGTTCCTTGCCCGCCATTTCTTGCAGCTGCTCGGCGGATATACGTTTGGACTGCGCATACTGGATGAACAGCTCGAACGATAGCTTATTACCCCCGGCGTCCAAGGCATACCGGTTGGTGTCATCGCCGCCGAAATAACACAAATTCAGCCAGTTACCGAGGGATTTTTCGCCGGATTTGGTGACCACTGAATCCTGCTTCGGGAACACCTCGACCTTGTGCGGGATCTGGAGCATGTCGCGCCACGAGGCCAGCATTCGAATGACGGTCTTGGCCGGTAGCCACTCCGACCCAAACAGGTAGCAGTGTGCACCCCCGGATTTGGATCGGCACACCACCAGCGGCAGTCGATGTCGCTCGATCTTTTCCGCCAGACCGACCAAGTCTACATCTTTCGACCGATCGTCGTGGTTATCCACGTCCAAGGCACCAAACATTACCGTGCCACCGTCCGAAATCGGCACTATACCCAGTCCAGTACCACCCGTGACATGGCTCTCGTAGTGCGCCAGAGTCACTTCACCCTTCTCGGTCACCGCCCGGTCAGTCTCGGAGTCGTATTGCCCGAAGGACCGGAGATTACCGACGAACAGGTCTGCAAAGTCTTTGATTAAGCCACTCATTGTACCCTCTAATATGCTCTATAATCAGAATTATAACACAGTCTAGGATAGTTGACTAGACCCTCGGCTTGTGATACACTACATCCAGTCGGTGATCCGTGCAATGCGGAATTGTTATTTTCAAATCGACAACGTTTGTATCCGGTGTTCCATCTCAATGGAACATATCATGGAACGGCGAAGAATCAAGAACGACGCGGCCTCTGGGGCAGTTGTATCCGCTGTTCCACACGCATGACCCCCTATTCCTGTCGCAAGCCGTTGACAGAACATGTCCAGACGGCTGGAACGGTATATACAACGGATACAAACTTCCCGAATATGCTCTCATATGTGCGCGTGTTCGACGCTTCGACGTAAGTGAACACTAACTCGGCTGTTCCATGAGCCGTTCCATCTGACCCCTAGTGATGGAACAGACTTATTCGAATGTTCGGACGAATAGGTGGCGTACATAAAAAGATGCCTCCGGGACCGCACGGGCAGTACCTCGGAGGCCGAAGAGAGAGATGGTCGCTACTAATATAGCTACTACTGCATCGGAGGCAAGGAGAAGCCTCCCGTCGCGCCTCTAGACTTTTGCAGATTCGATTGATACCTCTGCTCAGTCTGCTTCAGATCCTGCAGAATAGTTGCCGGGATGCTGACGGCTGGTGATTCGAGGGTCGGGCGACCCTGGCTGCGTGTATAATCCATGAGGGCAGTGGCAACCGGCCCGGCGACCGACATCGCTAATCCGGGTGGTCCAAAACCCGGTGCGATCCGGGGTAGCATGGTCATCGCCGAACCCAAGGCACCGGTACCCATTCCCACTGCTCCGGGGACATCACCCTGCCGAGCGCGTTCAGCGGCTTCTGCAGCTTGAGCACCCATCGACATGCCACCCAGAGTGCTAGTCATCAGCGGACTGCGGCTCATGACATTGGCGACCCTTTGGCCCATCGAGGGCTTCGGGGGTTCGACCGGAGGGATCGGTACTCGGCGAGCGCCGCGAGGGCCACCACCTGCCGATTCGGGCAGTAGTAGATCCGCACGTTCTGGTGTCATCTTGTACCCGGGACCGATTTTGGCTTCCGCTTCGCGAACCTGACGGGCTACATCCCAAGATCCGCCCGGACCCTTCGACATATCCGCTGCACGTGCCGCATCAAAATCGGTCAGACCGAACTGCTTTGCATAGTTAAACGTGCCTTGGCCACCCGCCGGTGTCCGAGTGACCGGGCCTCGCGGAGGGGGCATGCCGCCTTGACTCGGAGCCGCTGAAGGCGCACCCGGAGCACCGGCAGGCGGGGGTGGTGCACCCAAGCGTTCCAGAGCGGTCAGGCCACCGGAAATCGCCGGTTTGACTGTCTGGTAGGCACCGAGTGATCCACCGATCATCGTGCCCGGAATAGCACCCGCCGCCATCGCGGATGGGGTGAATCCCAGTTTCGGGCCACCGGCTTCCTCGGGCGGGCTGGCGATAGGATCAGCCTTCCAAGTCTCATCGGCGCTGACCGGAACTGGGCCAGCGTCTGGATACGGGGCATCGGCGGTGGGTGCAGAAGCTGAGGGTGCGGTTCCTGTCTCTCCTACAGGCGTTAGGATGCCACCGGACATACGATTGACCATATCCACGTATTCGATCGTCTTGTCACCGATATCCGCCGGATCACCAGTCTTGAAGAATTTCGCATCTGGACCCATGTGGTACGCGGCCACCACCTTGGTCAAATCCGAACCAATGTTCTTGTGCTCGGTCAGGCGATTTAGGAAGGTGATACCGCCACGAATATTCTCTTTTAGATCCCGGGGGTTTACCTTCATGTCTTTTGCGGTTCCGGGCATGAGCTGCATCACCCCCATCGCGCCCGCTCCCGAATCCTTGACATTCGGGTTAAAGCGGCTCTCGACATACGCGATTGACAACGCCAGATCCGGGTTCACCCCCTGTGATTCTGCCTCTTTGATGATCATCTCCGCGACCATTAGTTGGTCGTCGGAAAGCTTCGAGACGTCGAATTTCATGGTTTATCTCCTCGACGCTTGCGAACTTCATCCATGATGGCGTTTCTGGTCGTGGTAGAAGTCTCCCCATCACGCTTGCGATATGGGATATTCAGATTCTTAGACAGCCATTTCTCGAATGCATCGGATAATTGGCTATACTGTTTCGTGTCCTTGAAATCATCCACTGTCTTATTACCGCCCTGCGACTTATTCCACTTGCGGTAGGCATCGGCAACGTCCATATCGAAGTCGAATGACCGACCGGCCAGCATCATCTTCTTCTGTAGTGCTTGTGGGGTGTCATAACGACTACCGATGATATCTTTGATCGGTTGACCTTCAAGGTTAGACACTGAACCCATGCCTGAACCCGCATAGATCTGTTTACGCATTCCGAGTTCGAGCCGAGCAAGGTTACTGGTCAGGATCGACAGATCGGTAAAGTCCGCGATTTTAAAATCCGGATCTACCTTCTGCAGTGCGGATTCGAGATCGGTCTTCTTGATGTCCACTTGGACACCGGGCGCACCCGACGCCGTGTGTGCTTGCAGCGAATCCTGAATCACCTGCCAGATGGCATTGCCGACACCCGGTTTGTTCAGGTAACCCGCGATTTTGGGATTTTTATTCAGGATGGTCAAGTTCTCGGCGGCAGCGGCTCGAGCTAGACGCGCATCGGATGCGATTCCCAATAATTTTGACGTCCGCTCGGCTTTTTCTTTCGCCAAGGTCGTCGCGACTTCTTTCTCTCGCGCCAGCTCGACCTCACGCTGCTGCATGGTCTTGGGTTCGGTGGCGTCGCCGGTTATTGGTGCGGGTTCGACGGGTCTAGTACCCACGCCCTTCGAGTACTTATCGATGATTCTGTACACGCCCTTCGCGTCGCCTTTGTCACGGGCTGCACGAATAGCCATGACGTCTTCCATTGACATCATCAAATCACCGCCGGTTTCCGGCACATATTCTTTGCGCTGCTCGGCCCCCGGAATCGCTCGGGTCGTTCCGGTGCTTTTATCGAGCACATAGCCTTGTCCAGCTGCATATTGGTCTTGCTCGACTTTGCGTTGATCGAGTGCCAGCTTGAACTCGGTCTCCAGCGCCTCGCCGTAGTCCTTGTCCACCATCTTCATGCGCGAGATGACACGCGGACTCAGGGGTTTACCCTGTAGTGGTCCCGACATCTGCGACACGACCGGAGCCGCCGGTAGCTCACCCTCGATGGCTGCACCCTCGGGTGCCATACCCGGAGCACCACCCACCGGCATCTCCTTCGACAGGTCGGCGAGTGCTTGGCGTTTGAGCGCTTGACCGGCACCCATTTGGGCCAGCTGGAGCTGCATCATCGCATTGTCCCGTAGATCCTTCTCTTCGGCCATCTGAGCACCGGCATAAGCCTTCGCCCCACGACCCAGCGCCTCACCGAAAGACCCGGTGCGACCGGGATCCAGCATCTCACCCGCCAATGCCAAGAATGGCATACTAATGCGGTTGGTGTTGCGCTGTTCGAGCAGGTCCATTAGCCGTTGCTCGGCTTCTTGTGCTGCCGCGAATTTTTGCGCGTAGTCCGATCCTGGACCACCCAACACTTCGGGTGCGACGAGATTCGCCGATTTAAGTGCTGATGCCATGATTAACCACCCCAATAACTGCTGCTACCACCGCCACCGGGCGTATTGCCGCTCGTATTACCGCCGCCACCACTTGGAGGCGTGTAATAGGTCGGAGGAGTGATATTGATGTAATCTTTAAAGTAGTCGCCACCCGAACCAGATGAGCCGCTACCGCTGGTCGCACCTTTGAGCAGGTTGCCCAAGAAGTCAGCCACGCCGGTCGCCGCGCTCTTACCGGATCCAGAAGACGAGAACAACGATCCCAGACCCACGATGGTCTGCAGTGGCGACGCGCTGTACGCACCCGGCATCGGGCCAGTGTAACGCTGGTTTACACTGGTCGGCACGTTGTAACCGCGCAGGAGTCCAGCTGCATTGGTCGCCATCTTTAGTGGTGCTTCGATTCTGGCTTGCTCGTACGCTTGCTGCAAGGCACCGGCATCGAGGAGGCCGCGACCACCGGCTAGTCCCAGCTCTTGCTCTTTGCTGGCGAGCGCACCTTGAGTCTGCGCTGCCTGATTTCGCAGGTTCGCTTCCTGCAGGGCCGCGTTCATCGCATCCGAATACCCGGCTCGCAGCACCTCGGCTTGCTTTCCGGTCAGACCTGCCTGAATGTCGGCCAGCGTTTGGCCCGACACGTCCGCGAATCGCTTGGAACCAAACCCACCGGTGCCACCAAATGCGGCCTTCAGACCCGGCATGATGTTGCGTTGGACGTTCATCGCGGACTGGCGCGACAATTCGTCCACCACCGACTGCGTGTACGGGTTCATCAGCGACTGGATGGCACCCGGGGTGATACCCTCTGCGGCTCTTGCAGCGGTCGTGGTCGCCGCCCCTAGAGTGGGCTTGTAGGCGGTCGAGGCATCACCGATCTGGCCAAACCCCTGTGTTTGCAGGTTCGAGAACCCGGCCACCATCTTGGACGGATCCATGCCCGTCGCTGCCGTACCCGCCGCCGCGAGGTTACTGAGGTAATTATTGTAATAATCCGGCGCAGTGGTCGTCTGCGCGGTGGTAGTGGTAACGTCCGGTAGCGGCGCGCCTTGAACAAAATCAGCCATTATTTCGCCTCTTTGAAGTATGCCAGTGGCGATTTCGCCTTAGGCGGTATTTTATCATTCGGAGCGCCCCTTTTGTGCGATCGGATCAGCTCGCGCATTTTGTCAAGCCTCTTGGCACCTTCCTTGTTCGAGCCATCACCGAGTGCCGCCACGATATCGGCGTCAAATACATACTCACCATCGGCCAGTCGGGCGTCGATCAGATCGTCCTGACCACCACCCGCACCCTGCACGTAGTGCGAGCCTTTGTGTGGCACCTTGCCGAGACCACCCTTGGCCGCGAACAGCGCTGCGAATGGGGTGTTCAGCCCACCCCTCGCAAAGCTGGCCAAGCCACCCCGAGCCAGAGTGACCGTAGGCGCGGTAGGAGTAGTGTAAAACGGACTCTGAGTCATCGACAGCAGCGCATTCGGCGACCCGTAATTGTAAAAGGATGGGGCCGCAGGCTTTTGCTGTGACAGGAACGGTTCGGGCGTCATCGTCGCCTGTGACACATTTTGCATGGTGTATGCATTAGGGTCGGTGGACGAAACCGGTGCGGATGGTTCGAAATCCGAAAATGGTAGGTACATATCTGGCTCTTCTCTAGGTGCTTCGGGTTGTTGACCTTCGACGGGCATGTCTTCGAAAATCTCGGAAGTCTCTTCGATCGGGTCGAACACTGACTGATAACCCGGTCTCTTGAGTAAGCTGGCTTTGAGGAAATTCTCTTTGAGGCTTGGCGACTTCCAATCGGGAATGGCTTGCGGTTCTTCAATGATAAGCCCAAATGGCCCGATCTCGGGTCTCTCGATGTCTAGGCCTATGTTGGAGACGATGTTCGGCGGTGGACCACCCCGTCTCTGCGTACTGCCCTCTCCCATCAGCTCGCGGGCGCGTTGCAAGCGAAGATCGGCCTCTTCGCGGCCCTCGACGGTCACCTCTTGAAGCCTACCTACTTTCTCTTTTTCGGCTGCCTCGGCCTCGGTCGCCACCGCAGCGGCGTTGGTCAGTTTAGTCTTTGCATCAGCGATAGCCTTCGCATCACCCGACGCGGTCGCGGCATTAAGTTCGTTCTGCGCATTAGTCAGGTTTATCTTCGCCTGCCCAGACATCAGACGAGCCTGCACCGCAGAATTCACCGCCTGCTTGTAAAAATCCTGGCTGGTAAATGGACTGCCCGGTGTGGCCGTTGGAGCCATGTATGGTTCGGATCCTAGAATCTCTACAGGATCATTAGGTGCACCCGAACCTTTGGAGTATATCACCTCTCCTTGGTCGATGAACTTGTTAGTCGCCCCGGGGAATCGGTTGTACTTCGATAGATCGGGTGTCTCTGTGGTGTCAAAGACTGGACGCGTGGTCGAGGCACTGACTGTGACTGGCGCCAGTGTACCACCGGGACCAGATGGTAGATCCTGCGATAACCCACCTACAGTCTCATAAGTGACCGGTCTTTGCGCGTCCAATGGATCATATGTACCGGTGTATTCATACCGTGTACCGTCAGGAGCGGTCGCGGTGAAACGACGTTTGTATGTGTAACTGCCGTCTTCCTGTAATTCTGGGATGATATCACCCGCCAACTCGCCTTGTCTTGGCGCGAGTTCGGGCATGTTCATCACATCCCTTGGCACCCTCGAGAAGCTTGCGGGTAGTATCGTACCTGATGCGTCAGCGGTCGAGCTATATAGGAAATCGATCTTCGCCTGTAGTTGTTCTTCGGGCGACATCGACTCATACTTCTTCTGAGCGACGTAATCACCGGCTGAATTCTCGATATCACCAGTGTTGAATAATGACGCGAGTTCTTTGGTGGTTGCTTGGCGACCAAGTTCAGTCTCAAATCGGGATTTCGTGTTGTTTAGATCGCGGTACGCCTTCGCGACGACATCTACGTTCTCGGCCTCTTGCTTCGTAAACAAGTCCGTCGCATCAGTCAAGCTCTTCTGGCTGGCTACGTAGTCGTTGTAATAGGTGTCGTAATCTGCAACGGCTTTGTTAAAATTCGCTTGTGTTGACGCGATATTGTCTCGCTGACCATTCAAGAAGGCCACATAATCGTTCGCGTCTTTGACAGCAGCGTTTAATGCAGGAATGGTTTCGTCTACTTTGGCTTTGTAATAAGTCGCGTACTTGTTTGGACCATTCTTGTTGTACGCATCCACCGCAGCGTCATATTTCTTTTTTGCGGCTTCATACTTATCGATTTTGGGGTCTAGACCTGCGACGTCTTGATTATACTGATCAATCGCGGAATTATAATTGTCAGCCAGCGTTTGCTGCAGCTTTATGTTATCTTCAAGATTGGTCGCGGCGGTGTTCGTTTTTTTGTAGGAATCGCGCAGCTCTTTGCTGTAATCTTTGAGATTAGTCTTTAGGTAATTGCCAGCACTTTCTGCCAGTTCAGCGACCGCAGCTTCAGTTGGATTTTGGCCGAGTGTCTTTGCAGCCAGTGCACTATTGATCGCTCGTTGGGCGGGATCAGGGAGTGCATTAAAGGTCTGCGATTGCTTGGTGACTGCTTGAATTCCAGACAACGCGGTAGCTGATAACCCGGCGGTCAAGCCACCTTTAATCAATGCTTCAACAGGGTCACCACCATAAGCCGCTGCCATTAAAGCAGAAGAGGTACCACCCGCAGCAGTTGCACCTGCAATGTTCCCGAATGTCTTGGATAGTTCTGGGAATTTAGACGCGGTGGCCGAGGACACGGAATTCGCGACTTTGGCTCCTACGAACCCGCCGACGTATGTGGTCACACCCCCTAGCGCCGCCGATTTTAAAATATCCCCGGCATCACCACCTTGGAGTGCTGTCACGCCGCCCGAAATCAAGCCCGCACCGATCGCGGTCGCGGTAAGTGTCGATACAGTGCCCAATCCGACTAGCGCGGCTGCACCAGCCCCAAGGGCAGCTGCTCCTCCGGTACCTACGGCAATGGCTACGACTAATGGCATTTACATCTCCAATACGTAAGCGGTGGTGGGCTCACCATCCACTTCGATGTCTAGTATTTTCCACGGCAATCCGGTCATCTTGGCGATGCGTTTGAATTGTGGGTCGCTCGCGTAGGAATATGCGACGGTGATACCAATATTCTTCAGATACTTCATCAGGTCCACATAATCTCTCACCAGATCGCGAGGATTCTTTTCTGAACCGACGGTATGAAATTCGATCGCGCCCTTGCCACGTACGAGCACTAGAAATAATACATTTCCCAGATGCACCAATTTTGCGCCCGGATCTTGCACTGCCTCCGCGAGCTTGGAGATTGATTCATCGATTTCTTCGGGAGACTGGCCTTGCGACTGGAAAAAGTCGTAGGCGATCTGGTATACCCGCTGGTTATGTTCTTCTTGGTTCATTCAGCACCCGCATTTACCGCGCCAATTAACTGCTCCGCCCAGTCACGCCAGTCATTAAACGTGTACGGGTTCGGTGCCGCTTCGTTGGCGAATATGTCGATGGCTAATAACCCTGCCGCCCAATCCTGCCAATTCATACCTTTGAATGGGATCACGATATTCTGCGCTCCGTACTGCTCGCATATCAGCGCCGCCCAATCATCGAACTCCATGTAACGCGGGTCATATGGGATATAATTCGCCATTAGTAACCTCTCACGTCTCCGGTGTCCGCATTCAGCAGTAGCTTACCCAGCTGGTAGTTCCCGCCTTGCACGTTCGACACGAACCGGAGTCGTAGTTCGCGACGCTGCTCGCGCATGTCGATCTTGTTTGTGTTCTGGTCGAATACGTACGGTTCTGACGTGTAATCTTCAGCTTGCGCGAATGGGCGACCGGTGACGTACATCTCCATCTCGCCCGTAAGCAGAAAATCCGGTTCTACACGCTCTAGGCGGAGCCAGACGTTGTCGCCGACCGGCGATGGCTGCGACGGGCCACCAGATACGAACCCGAGGTCATTAGTCTCGAACGCCGATTCGATTGCCATGACCGAAGAGCCGGTGATTTTATCTACGCCCAGTTCGTGTTGCCAGACGGTGACCTGCGAAGTAATAAGCGATACCGAGAACGAAAAGCTAGATCCGCCCGGGATCACTGCGGAGCAGGAGTCGCCCACCTCATAATCGTGGCCACCCAATTCAATAGTCACTGATGTGACCGCACCGCCAGAAACCACCACTTTGATCGTGGCACCCGAACCCGAACCACCCACCACCGCGAGGCCGGTGTAAGTACCGTTTGTGTACCCAGAACCGGGGCTGACGATTGATACTCCATCTATCACGCCGATCAAGTTCGGCACTGAATCTGCGTTTACCGGATAGTGGAACACCTGCGAAAAGTAACCCGCCGACCGACGAGCACCGACTGCAAGACCCGCATCATACCAAGTATTCTCGCGCACATTATAAATGATCGCATCGTTGCATTCGATCGAGTCGCCGCGAGGATAAAACCACCAAATCTCGCCGAACCGAGGCACCTTGCTGACGAACACCTTCTGCCGCTGCGCGTAGTTGATGTTATCGAAGAAGTAGTTCTGGTTCATGTTGTTGGGGATCTCTTTGACCACACCATTATAAAGCAAGAACCGATCAACACCACACCAATAGTACACGCCGTCATACTCGATCACGCACTGGGACGACATGATCGACGATTGCGTCGAGATGATATCATACCGCCAGAATTGGGGTGGTGAACCCGCGCCGCCGACGAATGATACGCGAATCAGCGAATCGAGTGACCAGAACAGGCCCGATGGAGCATTCGAACCGCCTCGGACTGCCAGACCTTGCACGATTTTGCCGGTCGCGACGTTCACTTCGTTGGCGTCAGCCGACACCCAGTCATTGAAGTTACCGGCTGAACAGTTCTTAATCAGGCCGTTGTTGCCATATACGAATACATATGGGTGCAACACCACCACACCGCCCGATACCGACACTTGATTGTCGAAGGTGAGTGTTACAGTACCGCTCGCGGTTGCGTTGTTCGACAACACCACGTTGGTAGTGGACACCGACACCACGAATGTATTAGCGGGGATGCCCGTACCCGTCACTTTCTGACCGGCACCAATCTGGAAATTTGCCGCTGCTAGAACTACTGTCGAACTACCATTAGTGGTAGTAGCCGAGTCGGTAAAGACACCTATGGGTGAAGCCGACAAACCACTCACCAATCCACCGAGTACGGGCGTGTTGGTATTATTATCGACCAGCGCCAAGTTCTGACCCGGGTGCGCGAGCAGGTAAGTATCGCCAGAGCCCGCAGTGTCGGTGAACATGTCGAACTGCCACATGTTATTATTGCTCGCGGTGAACCCGGTAAGTGTGAACTGATTCAGACCTGAACCGACGCCCACCTCGTTTACCGGGAGTCGTTGCAGCCCGTTCGCATAACCCGAGAAAATGTTAGTGAATGCCTGTTGCGGGTTCACGTACATGCCACGCGATGGCCCCGACAGGTTGTTAATGATCTGCCTGAATCCACCCATCTTACGAGGGCGACCGCGCTGAAACCGGCACCACACACCATCGGTGTAATAGGCCTTGTCGAAGATTGTACCATCCCGCTGAATGCCAGCAAGTGTGTCTAGCGCGAAGACACGAGCGGTCATGGGAACACGCCCCCTTGTACGCCCCCACTAAACACGCCAGTTCCGGTGACGGTCAGACCGGTCGAGTCAACGGTTACGATTTGGGTGCCTTGGACCGAGATTCCGAATTCGCCGAGCGCTGGACGGAACACACCGGTCGAAGGCTCGGAGCCAAATGATAATGATGGACTGGCCGCAGTTCCGTTAGTGAGCTGGATCGACGTACCACCTGCTTGAATGGTATTGGCGTTCAGGAAGTTCACGCCATCGCAGATCAGGGTCGCCTGCTGGCCCGCTGGAATGACCGCATTGGTGCCGCCCGGAATCCCGGTGCTGATGGTCAGTGAAAAGCCGTTAGACGTGACCTGGTTACTAATCACGTACAAGTTACTGGCACCCGGGAATATGACCGTGACATTGCCGGTAAGATTGCCGACATATTCCTGAATCGTGTTCGAAGCTTCGGCGGTGGTCAGAGTCACGGTACCAGTAGTGACCGGTTTCACCAGCGTATTGAACGAGAAGCTCGCGTTCTGTCCGTAACCGACCGTCACATAAGCCGTACCCGTCGATATGATGAACGCCGATTCTGCCGGATTGAAGATCTTCGAGATCGCGCCATCAATCAGATCCGAGCCTGTAGTCACCACAGTACCGGCACCAGTTCCGTTATTCTTGAAGATGGTGAACCAGTTATTGCCGACGCTAGATGCCAGCGGTAGCGTGAACGAACCCGTACCACCACTCCACACCTTAGTCTGGGCGCGGTCGGTACCATTGAACGTGTATCCGTTCGTCAGCACCGATACTGGATGCGCCTGATTCAGGGTAGACGATGATGCAAGTAGACCCAGACCGGCCAGAGATGCCGCATCGGGCGATGAAGTGCCAGTGCCGAATGCTATAACACCCCAGACACCCGCCTCAGTGGTGTTGTTGGTGATGTAGATGTATTGCGCAGACCCGGCAGGGATGGCAATGATCGTACCGCCATCCGAATTCACCACAGTGAACGTGTTCGAACCCACATTCCTAATCAGCGCATCGGTACCTACCGAGGTCTGACTGGCCGGTGGCATAAACAGGTCCAGGCCCGAGGTAGTGGCCGTGACCTGCATGATCCGCGCCGCGTAGTTATCGCTGACGTTACCATTAATCGGCCACGATAACACCACATCGGAAGACATGGTAAACGACCGATAAGATACATCGGTCGGCTGGATTACGTTTCCAGTGAACGGTGATATATAGCTCATGAGTCTTGTACGATAGCTTGACGATCGGCAATACGCACCACATCCTCATTCTTCAAGGTGGCGACATATTGGGCGTACATTTGCTGCCATAGAGCCACCCGAGAGTCATTCTTCAGGAATGGCATTGCTTGTAATAGGCACCCGTACAACAACGCTTGCGGGGCGTACTCGGTAAACCAGTTAGCCTGATTCGATGAATTCAGTGGCTGTACACGCTCGTAGTACAACACTTCGAACGTATAATCGTCATCGGGTGTAGGTGCCACCAGCCAGTGGGTGTAGTCGTAATCGGCGTAGTATTTGGGCACGTCGGTTTCAGTCGCCTGTGGCCAGTACTCGCGGAGGTACTCGTATTTGCGCATCAAGACAGGTGTTCGGACACCCGCGACCACCACATTCATCGAGACGGTCTTGCGCCACCGGGCGGGTTTCACGATGATGGGCTCACCCACCACCATCGCGGATTCGTTTACAGTCAGATTCCCGAGGAACTTGATATCTGCGGCGAGCGCCTGCTCAGCCAGCATAATGAAGGTCGGAATCTTCTCGATAGTAGCAGTGTCCGTACGCTCGAGGTACGACTGGATGTCTTCGACCAACGAGGTGTAGGTCATTACCGCAGCCGCCGTCATAGTCGTCCTTTCATACGGTTGTGCGCCACCGAATTATACCATATCTTTCGCATGATGCCAATGCAAAATCACTTATTCTTAATGTAAAAGCCGACCGCCAGAAGGCTCAGGAACCCGACTGTTAACGTCTGAATAACAGTCTTCCATGCCACCTTCTTGGCCGACCTCCAAGAGTCGAGCAATGACCGGAGTTCTTTTACATCACTTCCGGCCTGATCGTCGTGCAAGCCGATGTCGTAAAGGGCCTTCTTGGCACCCAACAGAGCGGCCTCTTCGACTATTTTGTGTATTTCGTCTTTCGACAGACTGTACGTCGCGATGATAGGCGATTCCATTATGTCTACCTTCTTTCTCATTTTTTAACGGTTCCTGACGGCGTTGTATTGTTTGACGCATTGGTCGAGGGCGGCTTGGAGACGGGCGGCGTCGGCAGCGTACCCTGCAAGAAACTCTCCATCTCCTTTAGCCAGTTCCGCACCGGTGGCTCCACTGCAAGCTCGGGCGGCACCGGAGGCGGTACTGCTTTGGGCGGGGCGCTCCGGCCTGTCGCGCAGCTGATTAGCAAGGGCAAGAGACCGAGCATTAATATTCCTGATTTCCGCATCTTTTTCCTTTCGCAGCTGATCCGCCGAGGCTTGCATCTCCTGCTCACGACGGCGGGCTTCTTCCTGACCCTTGGCATAGGCGGCGTACTGCTCTGCCTTCTCCTTGTCCCACGCTTGCTGGACTTCGGCCTTGCCGGTCGAGAAGCCTTTGTAAAATCCACCACCCGCCGCCGTACCCACGGCCAGCACAAAAGCGAGGATTACCCAAGGGTTCATCATTTCGGCGGGATCTTAGTGCCGTCGAGCTTCTTGTGCACCTTGATGTCCCGGCAGACCTGTTTCTTGGTCTTGGGGTCTTCGCGACACACCTTCTTAATCTCGCCACCCGCTAAAGCGAACAGCGGCACCATTAGGACTACTGCAAGGATCTTCTTCATCATTCGATCTCCGGATGAGGGGGTTGAACGGGAGCGGGCTTGCCGCCGTAGCCGGATACTACCGGCGGTGGCGAGGAAATGGGGTCGATCGTCGGCTCTGAACGGCGCACCGGCGTCTGCGTGGGCGCTGGGGCTTTAGGTGCCGGTGGGACTGGTTTATCGTCTCGCTCTTCTTTGCTCGACAAATTCGGCGGGATGAACTGCGGCAGCGCGTCCTTGCCTTTAACCGCGAGCAGTGTGGCCAGACTTCCCAGGATATATTTTGACATATCCGACAGGATGAGGAAGAACTGTTTATCCGCCGGTGCCATCCCGCTCATCGGTTGTTCGACGAATACGACCGAATATAAGCTCACGCCCACCATGATGATGACTACGCAGCAAAATGTTAACGCGATAAAGAACTTAATTACTGCATCGTGTTGTTCCTGTGTCAGTGCAAGGAACTGGCTTATTAGTTTTAGCGGGTTCATTGGGTTCCTCTTTCATCACTTCCGGTTTCAACAACTGATCCGGGCAGGTTCCGGTTACTGCACATTGTGGACGTTGGCATCGCGGTTTGTCCCAGTTCTCGGGGTTCTGACAAAAATATCTAACCCGTTCACACCCACTAAGCCAAACGACTGCCAGTATCAAGCATATTGAGTGCCATTTCATAATGATGCTCCCTATCTTCCAGTCCTATGTACCCGCCGTTAATAGCCTTGGTCAGGCCCTTGAAATCGTTCGCGTCCACGAATCGGTTCAAGCGGTTGGTCTCCCAGTACCAGCACGCCGACTGCGCGGCACCCTCAAAAGTTCCGAGGTAGGCCGGTACGTCATTGATGTTTATTTCAAGGCTATCTGCAAATGCTTGGTAATTATTACGCCCAGTGAGCTGAATGAGACCGCGACCGCAATAGCGGAACCCATCACCGCTAGACTCGTCACCATTACCCATTCGATTGGCATATACTCGGTTTGCAATTTTTTCAGGCTTTCTTTCGTATTGCGCAGCGATTTCATCGGTTTTAAAGTAGTTAGGAAAGATCCGGCGGAGGCCCGCCGCTTTATAATTCAGATTCTCAGTCAGCCACGTGAAACCACCCGACTCGTGACCGCATTGTGCCAGAAATGCCGCAATCCGTTTAGATGTGTTTATATCGTATTCTTCAACGAGCGATTTGCCACCAAATTCCTCTTGTGGTCCGAACAGCGCCGCGTACCACTGCTCAATATACCGGTTCTTGGGAAGAAATTTCCTGAGTTGTGCTTGAGTGATCATTGCCCGTACATCCTTTCAATCTGTATTTCTTTGCGCAGCTCTCGCATCTTCCTGACCTCTTGCACCGCCGCTTGGGTGGCATAGTACATGTCGTAGTACATAAAAGCCAACACAGGCATCACAATAAAGAACATCAATACTACCGCCAGCACGACAGTAATCAATGACCAAGGGACGTTCTCGTAATCATGCTTCTTGTCGTTAGCCACATTAGACCCACCGCCCATACTATTACGAAGAGTACTGCCGAAACCCACATTGCCTTTGCTCTGATTTCCGCTATTCTTCTTTTGCGTCGCCATGATGCAATCTGTGCCAGTCTAAGTTCCTCTGCGTGAGCTACCTCTTGCTCGGCGACTATTTGCTGCCGCATTTCATCGAATTTGCCCCAGAGTGCTCCCAACTCCGGCGGGGCCTTGTACACCATCGTTTCTCTGACTTCTGCCCATATTGCATCCAGTCTTGAGTTGATTAATATCCGCCGCAACGCCCGCTTACCTATACTCTCTTCACCCTTGTAGACTTGCCTTGCTTCGATCTGCTCTTTCAATAACAGCTTACTAATCTCGTCATGCGTATCCATCAAGACGCCCAACTGAGTGCCGATGTCGGTGAATACATCATTCGGATCAGCCTTGGCTATCTCCTGCACCCGCTGCACTTCGGCGTAATACTGTGCTTTTTGCGCCGGTGTCGGGTCTACTATCTTGTTGTACTGCTCCTTCAGATCCTTCAGTACGTCACCTACTTCCCCCGCTGCGCCCTTGATGTCCTTATAAAGCTTACACCCCGCCTTGACCGCAGCAACAGCAGCATTAGCCGCAGCGAGAAGGGTTAACGGGTCAATTTATTCCTCCTACTGTAGCTGCAGCGCCGAGGTCGGCGGGACGAAGTTAGCGGTGTAACGGGCGAAGCGGGCGATACGAAAGTCGTCAACAAACCCGTTGAAATAGTGTATTGCCGTTGAGTTTCGCCCCATGTAAAAACGTGAATCGCTATACCAATTTATCGCGTTAGTACCAATGGTTGACGGTGTTCCAACAGAAGTTCCGTTTACATATAAGCTAATAGTCGTTCCGTTCCTAACAAGGGCAACGTGATACCAAGTAGTTGCAGCAATGGTGGCGTCTACGGCGTATTGTGTTCCACCAACCCAGAGTGCACCTCTCAAAGTGTTAGCGCTTACAAGATACAACTGCCATGAATAGTTCGACCCCGAACTTCCGTTGGTAACTTGGGCAACGATTTGCGGGTTTGTAGATACGTTATTAAAGTACACCCAACCTTCAATAGTAAGGTTTCCAGCACCAAAACTTCCAGAAGGGTCTGGGGGCCCGATCAAATAACTTGTTGACCCATCAAACGCAATACTCGACCCACCGAACCGACTCTGTGCCGTACTGATCTGCGCGTTTCCTACAGTCTCAAGGTCGCTCTTTGCTGTAGCGTCAATGATGCCAGCGTTGGTGAAGTTAGTTAATAAATACGTTCCAGAGATTGGGGTCGGTGGTGCTGTCGGCGGTGTAAATGCAGCGGTATAAACAGCATCCCCCGTCACCATCCGTGCACCAGCTACATACCCAAGTATTCTTCCGTCCACAGGGTTTGAATCAGAACCAATGTTGACTCTTGTGTAAGCCGTGCCAAAATTTCCAGAATCGGTTTGAGTGTTCACTAATGCGCCATTGACAAATAATCGGAACGTGCTACCTTGTCTTGTGACTGCGATATGATTCCAACAGTTTAAAAAGATCGTACCACCGCTAACACCAGAGGAAAAACCGGTCGCTGGGATAAATGTGTTGTTATTAACAAAATAGTAGTTAGCACTCGTACTATTTCCCGATGTTTTATTTGCACGGATCATAAGCTGACTACTGGTTCCACCAAACGATATTAGTGGGGCACCATAAGTTCCTTCATTGAAACTAGCCCAATATCCCCAAGCCTCTATGCAGAAATTTGAAGTGCCAAGGGTAAGCGTAGGAGACATTGATGCATTACTTAACCAGTCCCCGGTGCCATCGAAGTATCCACTACCACCTACTGCAGCCGCGTTATACGGGATCGTAGGCGCGAACGGGCTGAAGGGTAAGACAGATGTATTTCCGTTAACGGTGAGCGGAAAAGTGTTGGTGCTGTTATCAACAAATCGGTTACTCTGGCACGTCAGTAGGCGGGTGTTAGTAATCGCTGTCAAAGGCGCTGTTGGCACAGTAATAGTCGCCTGAGCCGGGTCGTAAACTGCCGTACCTGCAACAAATCGGATTTGAGACATAAAACCTGTAAATGGCCCTACCCCCGCAAAGGTAGCACCTATTGAAGCAGCGCCTGTCGTCGTAAACGCGTTAGACACCGTTCCATTTGCCACTCTAGTACCATTTAGAAAGATACTAGTTTGGTTCGTACCAGTCCCGCTGCGACAGATGGCGATGTGGTTCCAGGAATTTAATGTCGGCAACGTGGTTGTGGTTAGTAACCACGCTACCGAGAAATTAGCCAAGCCCCAAGATGTAGTTCCATTAAATCCGACCTGAATTCCGTCACTGACATTTACTGCAAAATAATTCGTACTATTTCCTGCGGTAGTTGGGTATACCCACATTTCAATCGTAAATACAGATCCAGCAGCAAATTGTGAACTAGTAGCAGCAGTAAGATAATCTCCTGTCCCATCAAAAAAATTACTCCACCCCGTCTGACTGAACGGCGAGAACGTACCCTGCGTCGTGTTGCCGTTACGGGCGATCAGGAAGTTGTTGCTTGACGAGTCTAGGAACGAGTTGTTGTTCGATGACTGCGAGTTTTGCAGGATGAGTAGGGCTGTAGAAGTGCCCGTAATCGCCGAGATATTTGTCCCAGCAGACTGCGTTGCCCCTAACGGTGCAGTAGGCACAGTGAACGCGCCGGTGTAAACCGCAGTACCATTTACAACTCGCACATTTGATACATAGCCATTAACCGCATCACCAGTTGTGCTGCCGCCAACGTAAATCCCGCTGGTAGAAGTGTAATTAGATGTTACGCCTGTTTTTAATGTTGTAGCAGCACCGTTTACATATCCTGTAATGGTCGAGCCGTTTCTAACAACTGCAACGTGATACCACTGGTTAAGCGCAGCCGTCCCACCAAACGCAGTAGCATTGTTGATATTCCAACTAGAACCATTATCGCTTGAATAAAACGAAAAACCTGTAGTGTCAATCGCAATAACAACTGGCACAAAAGCATTAGTTGATGTGCTTTGACGCATTCCCAATACTTGCCCAAATGCGGGTTTTGCGTTGAGATATACCCAGCACTCAAACGTCCAGTTATTTGTTCCTAGTACAGCAGCACTTGTCGGAGTGTTAATGTAATCCGACGTTCCATCAAAATACCCCGACCCAGAGTTCGGGAAGGTCGTCAAAGAGAACGGTGATAGGTTAGCTGCGCGGGCATCTCCACTAACGGTGATTGCAAAATTGTTCGTGCTTACGTCCGTAATCCATGTCGGCAGACCTGTTGGGCTATTACCCGATAACATCAACGTCGTTAGGTTAAAGTACGGGTCGTAGATAGGCCACAGGCGGTTAGCCGTGAAGTACTGCGCTTGATCTAATGTCCACACCCCGGGAGCCGCTGCGCCATACGCCGGGTTAAATCCAGCGATGTTCGAGGGCACCATACTTCTGGTGTTGCCGTTTGTAGGGGCGTTGTAGAAGTAATAGCTTGACGGGAAAGGCGTGAAGGTGCTGACCGCTGAATTGCCAAAAACGGTAAAGGTTAAGTTACTGCTGCTCTGATCTATTATTGTCGGGGAGTTGCAGGTTAGTAGACTTGCGTTCCAACTTGGTGAAGAGCCAGCTATAGAAGAACGGAATAATTGGGTCGGCGGCGTGAACGTCGTGGTGTAAAGTGCAGTACCGATAACCACACGCACATTCGACATGTAGCCATTAAAAAAGAAACTACCCGAATTGTTGCCACCGATCCAAAATTGCTGCCCTGTCAGAGAGGTGCTGTTGGACACCGATTGAGCTTGCACACCGTTCACGAACAAACGCAGTGTCCCCGACGCACGACAAAGCGCCAAGTGCTGCCAAGTATTCGCTACCACTGCTGAAGTGGCGTTTAGTGTTACTGAGCCGCCGGGACTTAACCAGAACTCGATAGCCGTACCGTTCTGATAAAGCGACCAACCACCAGTCGTCGCCGAATAATTTTCGCTTGAGACTAATGCCCTGTATGCGCTGGACGTGTTGATGGGCAACATCCAGAATTCAATCGTAAAATCACCTGCACCCAAGACATTGCTGACTGATGAAGAGGATACTATGTAATCTCCACTTCCATCAAACACTACAGAATATCCTGCGGGCGCTGCCGCAGTTACTAGGCCACCGGGATATTTGTCACTCATGTCGTTCCCTTATTGTCTCGGCAGTGCCACTTGGGGCGGGGTGAAATTAGCTACATAGCGGGCCAGTCCTTTGGTCACGCGCAGATCATCGATGTAACCGTTGAAGTAACCATTCGCCCCAAAACCGATTCTCAAAGTATTACTTGTGAAGTTCTGTGAAGAGGTGACGACAAACGGCGTACCTTCTAAAATTCCATTCAAATAAAGTCTCATCGTCGTTCCACCGCGAACCGCCGCCAAGTGATACCAAACACCATTCACCAGCGTTGTGGTGTTACTGGTATAAACGGTCCCGGATGTGCCCCAATTGATCTTCGAAGTGGAAGTGAAAATGTCAAATCCAGCATTTGCGGTATCCGGATTTCTTAAATCAAACAGAGCAGCGGTACTGGATGCGGAATTGCAGAAAAACCAGAATTCGATCGTAAAATCACCTTGATCGAAAGCAAAATTCTGCGATGAAGGGAACTGTAAATTATCCCCAGTGCCATCAAAAAACATCGATCCCGAGCCATACTTCACGACATTGGTGCTAACTTGTGCATTCCCCACCGTCTCTACTACGTTGTCCATCGTGCCATCGATGATTCCGGCATTGGTGAAGTTGAGGAGAAGCTGTGTGTTTGTGATGGCGGTGGGCGGTGCTGTTGGAATAGTTAATGTCGTTAGTGTCGGATCGTACACAGATGACCCTTTAACCGACCGAAGACCAGAAATATATCCCGGGAAAAATTGATCGTTCGCAGGTCTTCTTCCAATACTAAAAGCGTCAGTAGATGAAAAATTATTCGGCGTTCCACTAGTTGATGCTCGTCTTACACCATTAATAAACAATGCGGAATTATTTCCAGAACGACAATTAACGATATGTTGCCAAGAATTCCCAACTATAGTTCCGGCTGCACTGTCTAAAAATGCGGTATCCCAACTACTAACTCTAATTGAGTTTCCATTTCTTATGAATATTCCGATTTGCGAATTCCCGCCACCGCTTGCAAAGTTTGCATACAGCGTTTGATCGCCAGATAGCGCAGTCGGGTAAATCCACATCTCAATGCAAAAATCGCCAGTACCAAAAGCTAGTGCTGATGTACTTGGAACAGTAAGAAAATCCCCACTCCCATCAAAGTACCCACTACCACCTACTGTAGCCGCGCTATACGGTATCGTAGGTAAGAATGGGCTGAAGGGTTGGATGGATGGGTTGCCGTTGACAGTAATTGCGTTTGCTACGCTGCTGTTATCTACAAATCGATTGGATTGGCAAGTTAAAAGACTTGTTCCTAATATTGCTGTTAGTGCTGCTGTTGGAGGCGTAAACGCAGTAGTGTAAATTGCTGTTCCTATGACAACACGTACATTTGACATGTAGCCATTGAAAAAGAAACTACCAGAATTGTTGCCGCCAAGCCAAAATTGCTGACCTGTAAGCGACGTACTGTTTGCCACCGATTGAACTTGCACACCGTTCACAAACAAACGCAGTGTTCCAGACGCACGA